TAATACCTCTAAATAGAATGTCAGATTGATTACTTGTATTTAATACTTCTGCTTTGTTAATACTAAAGATTTCATCAAAACCTAATAGCCCTATTTTTTCTAAGAACTCGGGAATAATTGAGAGATGTGCTGATGTCATTGTGTATCTTGTAAAGAGTATTCTAATACCCTTTGTCATAGTAAGTAAGGTAAGAAAGACTGTTGCAGCAAAAGACTTCCCAGAACCACGACCTCCTGTGATTATGAAGTATCTAGCATCTGACTCAAAGAGTGAATTGTATTTCTTATTCAGTTTCAGAATCTACAAATGTTATGATAGGCATATTGATAGGTTTATCTCCTGAAGTAATATCCAACTCGCTTTTCTCTACATAACCTCTCTTTTTTCCTTTTGTTTTCAAAAAGAATATAGTTGCAGATGTACTGCCATCTCGCATCTGAGAGTGTAACTGACTTTCTCCAAAATCAAGTGCTATGTTTTCTATATCCTTAACTGCTTTTGCAAACTCTTCATCCTCTTTTAACCATTTGTAATATGTGCTTCTAGGAACACCAGATTGTTTACAAGCAACTGTAACTATTCCCAAGCTCTTTTCTAAAGCCTGTAAAATTGATTCCTTTTTTATGTGTCTACTTTTGTCCATTTATACTCCTTTTCTAGGTGATCTTAATTTAACAAAGTTTTTATTATTTTGTAATTTAACTATTCTTTTTCCCCATTTTTTCATCAATACATTGTAAGCATCCATTTCAACTTCCTTTGTTCTATATGAAACGCATCCCCCCTCATTTGTTAAGTGCACTACATCTATCCCATATTTCAAACATCTTAAAGCTCCACCGTATTTGGCTATATGCTGCATTGCATAATCGTAATCCTCTTTCACTCTTAACCTTTCATCAAACCTTAACTCATTTTTAATAATACCTATTATATTTGCTCCTATTACGCTTTGAGTTGTAAAAGGTTTAAATTCATCATAGAACTTATAATCATCTACTAAAGCTAATCCCCATACTTTAAACCCCCATCCCTCACATAAGTAAAATTGATTTTCTAATATTTGATGTATTCTATCTTTATCTATAAACCTTTCTTTTTTACCATTTTCAAAAGAATGGAAACTTAAAGCATCATCATCTACCTGTATATGGCATTCATCATCTACATTATTTAATATCCAATTTCTAGTAGCTGTTATACCTTTAACATTATCATCAACTCCAAGTACCTTTGAATGATACTTTTTGTATTCTTCTACTTCAGAGTTAGGGCAAACTATAACTGACTCATAAAACAACTCGCTTGTGGTTACTCTACCTGCTCTTCCTTTGCTTGGAATGTATACTGTAAATTTCATTTATTTAATTTTTCTATAAGCTCTGTTCCTTTTCTCACTCTTCCAACTCCTAATCTTTCAAATGCTTTATTTTTCTTGTAAACAGTTTTTATATCAAAAATATCTTTAACAACCTGCCAATCTAATTTGTTATCAAATGTAAATACTATATAGTTATGTTCTTCTAAAACCTCTTCCGTAATTTCTATCTCAGGTTGCTCTCCACTTATAACCTCTAACCTTTCATCCAATATGGGTAAATCAACACCCCATTCTTTTAGCTTCCCACTTTCCCATTCATTAGCTACCATATCCCAATCCCATTCTCCAAAATTTACATTATCTTTAACAATAAATTCTTTCTTTTGCTCTTCTGATAATTCTTTAGCTACTTCTACCCAAACTTCTTTTAATCCTGCATCCATACTTGCCCTCAATCTCATGTTACCACCCAGTACCATCATATCTTCATCCACTACTATTGGTCGGAGTTTTAACATCTCAGGAAACTCTTTTATAGATTTTACTAGCTTTTTAAATTTATCATCCTTTATTAATCTTGGGTTATCTTTATTGGGTTTTATCGCACTTATCTTAAGTTGTTGTTTCATAGTATATAATAGAAATTTAGTTTATTTATTTAATCAAATGATTCATTGATACCTCTTTCTCCTAATAGCTTTTCTTTTGCACCATCCCATAGCTTGTCTCCTTTCTTACTTAAAGATGGTTCTGTTCTTCTTAGTGTTGGTATTCCTTCTTCTGGTTCGCTATCCATATATTTACCACATTCACATTGTGCTTGTATGCAAACCCACTTACCATCTCGTAAACCTATTGTAGCTTGAGTGATTTCTTTTTCCTGCTTTCCACATTCGCACTTATATAGTGTCATATTAATCTATTAATTGTAAATCTCTACCCTCATCTTTTGCTATCCTCATTATTGTTTTTACTAGCTTTTTCCTTTCTAGGTTTGTTTGACACCATATAAAATCAATATCATTCATTCCTTCTAGCTTTAGCTGTATCCCAAACCTTGTTCCTTTATTTTTTGTTTCCTTGTAGCCATACTTTTTAACTACTTGTTTCCAACTTACTAATTGTATTGTTTCTTTTTTCACGATCTTACTCCTGTTGGTGCCAATCCACCTGTTCGTGTCTTACTCTCTTTGTATATTCTATCTAATTCAAAATGGAGTACGTTAATTGCTTTCTGTATGTCTTGCTCAGGAGCATTCCCTTCTTTTTTACCTGCTCTTAATATATATTGAACTGCTTGAGCTTTCCAAGCACTTAAATCAAAATCATCTACTATGTTCTTAGCAGAGTAACCATAAAGCTTTCCAATGTAATAATGAGGTTCAGGCATTTTTTTGTAGTCTTCTTTTTTTGTCATTTTCTAAAATTTTAATTAATCCTTCTTGTGTATTAAGTGTTCTAGGTCTTTTAAACATTCTATATTCTTCAGGGCTGTATATTAATTTTACTTCCCGTACTAAATTATCATCATCATATTTAACTATCCATCTACTCTGATAATGATGCTTGTGTCTTTTAAGGTGTGTCAAATAACTCATTCTGTATATTTTTTATATAGTTTTTTTATTCCATCAAAACACGTAGCTATACAAGAACCGCAATTTGTTCCTGTGCTGTAATTAGTATTATGAATTGTGTTGTATAATTCAATCATTTTCTTTTTAGTTGCTACGTCTTTTGCTCTGCCTGTTTTTAAATCTTTCCAAATATTTAATACTTCATCTATCATCTCTTGCGGTAAATCATCAGGTGTTTCTACTTCTGTTGTTTTATCCCAAAACTTCTGTGGGCAAAATTGGGTTGACAATCTGCACTTCACCTTCATAAAACACATACAAATTTTACAATTTCCTGTCGGTTTAAAATAGTAAACACAAGACTTGCATATAGCGATTCTATCTTTATAAACATTGTCAGGAACAAAAAATTTATTCACATACAGCATCGTATCTTCTTTCTACATAAGACTTAAAACCAAACATCATATAGAATGATGAATACTTTTTGGGATTATACATTTTCATTTAATTTTTCTTTTAATATTTTTCTTACTTTATCTATTGTATTAAATATACTGTTTCTACTTATTCTTGTTTTAGCAGCTAAGGAATCTAACGTATTGCCTTCATAGTAATACAACTTAAACAATTGCCTATCGTACCAATAGTCTAGCTTATCTAATTCTATGTCTATCAATTCTAGTTTTTTCCATCTTTTGCTTTCTTCTTGATTAGGAAGATTTGATATATCCTTATTGTAATTAACATTATCTGAGTAATCAATATTGCAACTACTTGAATTAGTATTATAACGAAAGCTGTCAATATGTGTGTAATACTTTTCATATTTATAGTAAAAATTGCTTCTTTTGCTCGTTAATGCTCTGCGCAATGCAACTGCTCCATATCTTGTTATTCCATCTATTCCATCATTGTCGTAAATCTTCTTGATCGTATCAGGGTTTACTTGTAGAAGATAAAGCATCAATTCTTGTACCGCTTCATTTATTTTATTTTCATCTGTTGTAATACCATAAGCCATTGTTCTGAATTTATCGGTAAGCTTTGCTATTTCAATATAAATATCAGTCATTGGTAGGTTCTAATTTATCTATCTTATCTACAACCTCTTGAAGCATTTGATCTAAAACAACTTTGTAAGCTCTTACAACTGCTGCATTTCTTTTGGTTTCTATTCCTGCAAAAAATCCATTTGTAGCTACTGATAAATTAATAGGGATAATCATTAACCAATCATAAAAATTTCCTGATTCTCGCACTCCTTTGCCATAGTTATTATGATATTCTGTAATGATAGAAACAACCTCGAGATAATTTAAAAATTTTGTTTTTGAACTTACTTCTTTTGCAAACTCTTTACACATTGTTATATAGACTTCAATCGAAGCTTGATGTTCCTGACTTGCGTAAATCGGTTGTATCATACGTCAAAGTTATGAAAAAAGTTACTCAATTCCTTTTTCATTTTTTAAGTTTTTAACAGCGTTCTTGTAATAACTTATCTTTTCTTCATAATCTATTCTAGAAAACTTTTGTATTTGCTTAGATTTAATTTGTAAACTTTCAGCAGTTCCCTCTCCATATTGTGCATCCAAATTAACACCGAATTGATACTGTCTACCCTGACCATAAAGATTGTCGGCTATTGACTGTGGTTGTACGTTAATTTCGCACCATCTTGTAGATAGGCATTTTCTTGACATGAAGTGACCTGCATGAATGTTCTTATAGTGATAATATTTTCCTGATGTGAAACACTTTACAAAACCTAAATCATCACAATCTCTTAGCCGAATAAAAAGACTAAACCATTTGTCTAGTTCTTTTTTTAATTTGCTTATTGACTTCACAATGATAAAAGTATTTCTTTACATAATTCATAAGGTACTTTACTTCTTTCATAATTTCCTTTCAATCCTTGTGTTCCTGTTTGTGATCCTCTTGGAGCTGAAACGTGACAACTATCTCCATTTTTACATATTGGTTTTGGATTCCATCCATTTGAGAATAAAGGAGTGTGTAAATGATTAGTCCATATATCAGTTGGCTTCATTCTCTTATCACCATACTGACAATAAGTTACTGTTGCTCTTGGTATTTTCTTCATAAATTCTAGCTTTCTTAACTTTCCTCTTGGGTTTTCTATAAAAAAGTAATCAGGCTGCAACTCATTTATTATTTCTAAAGTTTTTCTTACTATCTGACAACCTACAATAGCTTCTAAAGTCTTGGGAGTATGATTTTTATTCCAATGCTTTCCGATACTAGCAACGCTGAAATATGTACAGGGTGGTGAAGCCCAAATAACATCAGGTTTAAATGGTATTTTGTTTACATCCAATTCTAATATATTAACAACATAATCTATATTATCAAAATCTTTTATATCTACTGAAAAAGTTTCGTGTCCTAGTTCTTCAGCTACTTTACTAAAAGACCTACTACCTGCAAATAATTCTAAAACTTTAACTTGTTTCATACAACGAATATTTGCTAAACGATACTGATTCATTATATCTATTTCTGCTGCTTACAAATTCACTTCTAATATTATATCCCTGATCTTTTAATTCGCAAACCCTAGATGTCAATCTCATTATGCCATACTCTCTCATAGCTTCTAGTGATGTAATTGATCCTTTGTCTTTTAAGTGTCTGATAATTCTTTCTTTTTGTGTTAGTGTTTTCATTCTTTTAATTTAAAATTAATATGCAGCACTATTGCTGCTATTATTGCCCAACCTATCATTTGAGTAATTTTATTGGTTCTTGATAATATTTAATATTCTTCTGTTTTAATTTTTCCGTTTGGTATGTTGCATTATCAATAGTTTTTTTATGTTCATATGTCCATTTGTAAAAAGTTCTAATATTTAAAAATGGTTCATCTTTCCCAAATCTAACGCCCTGATGGAATGCATCTTCTATTTGATTAAAAGTTAAATTTTTAAATCTATTTTCTTTCATTAAATCCTCTGCAAAAATCTTACTTAATGTTGCCATAGTTTGAGGATCAGTTTTATGACCTATTTCAACTGCTGTTTTAGCAACTAAGTCTAAAACTTTTTCTGTTAGCTTTTTTAGGTTTTCGTCTTTAATTGGTATCATAATAGTTTTTTAGCGTCTTGCCAAGCGTTTATTTGTGCATCTAGCTTAGACATTGTTTGTTTTTTTATTTCTCTCCGTTCCCAAGTTCTTACAGCAGCTTTCCAATCTTTCATTTTGTTTTTACCAATCATCCAATTTTTGGATTCATAAAAATCTATAAAAGCATCTGCATCTATATTATTGTTGCGTAAAATACAATAATTTTTAACATCATCTAAAGAAGGTTTTTTAAAGCGCTCCTTTTTATTACTATCTGTAAGATTAGTATTAGTTATATTTATATTAGTATTATCTGTTGATATTTTTACACTAGGGTTGTCCACCAATTTGATTGACCTAGACTCAATTTCTCTACTACCTAGTTTATATTTTACCTCTCTTATAATATATTTGTTTTCTTCTAACATTTTAAGCCAATTTTGGATTGATGACCTACTAACTTCATATAGTTTACAAAAGTATTTAGAAGATGCTGTGCATTTACCATTCATATTACATAGTGCTGTGATTTCCGCATAGAGTAGTTTAGCATTCGGAGTTAGCTTTTTGCTATATCTTACGTCAGCAGGAATCACAGCATAGTAATTTGGTTTAATCATATTATTTTAATTGAGTAATGATAATTTTTCATTGCAAGTTTAACAATTTCTAATTGATTTGAAAACTCAAAGTAAGAAGTTTTAATAACACATTTAACATCTCCGCTTTTAACTTCTAACAAAACATCAGGATTTAAAACCTCAGTAACACCCTTTTGTAATAAATGACTTTTCATAAAATCACTATCGACAAAAATATCTTTTGCACCATCAATATCTTTATATGCTTTATAGATTTTTTCAAAAGCCATTCTATAAACAATACAATGTTGAAAATTTTTTTTATGTTTATTTTCATAATGATATGTTGCTGTTCTATCTCGGTTCAAAACCTTAGCAATAATATTTCTGTCTATTTCTTCTTCTGTTAGTGCTATGTACCCTGCGATTGATCTAGTTACTTGTAAGCGTCTTTTTCTACTCTTTCTAGATAATGCCCCATCAGGAATATCCATAACTCTCGTAGCGAGGCTGCAAATAGCCTTAAAATTGATTTCTTCAGTCATCTTAAAAAGGCATTTCGTCAGAAGTTGCAAAATCATCCTCTTGCGTGTTGGATTCGTTTTGATTTACAAAAAACCAACCTTCTATGTTATTATAGTATTTTCCGTTGTATTCTCTTGAATAAACATTGCAAGATATACTTACCATATCCCCTTCTTTTAGCTTATTCATTTGCTTGATCTTATCTCCCATACATTTAATAGCGACTAGATTATTAAACTTAGAATCTGTTTCTACTAATACTGTTTGACTTTCCCAAGCTTTACCGCTTTTGCTTGTTCCCGCTTCTCCCTGAAGCTTCTTAATTAATTTACCTTTTACTTCCATTTTTATTTATTTATTGATTATTACTTAGTTTCCAATTTATATACTTAGTCAAAGTTTCCCCATCAAATATTATTTTGTCCTTTTCAGGAGCATAAGGGTATTCTCTTCCGTTTGTATGTTTTTTAGCTTGTAGAGTTTGTATAGGAAGTCGATACAAAAATCTACCAATCCCCCAAGAAACACAAGCTCTTTTAAAAGCATCTGAAACGTGTCCTTTGTCTTTCTCTACATTACTTTCTGAACCTGTGTCTGATTTCCAAACCCAATCAGTTCCTGTGAATATTCCTACCTTACAAAATAGTAATCCATTTTGCTCATAGTAAATAGTCTGCCAATTCTCAGCTCCTACCACTTGATCTAATAAGTCCTGACAATCTCTTGCATCTATATAAGCTACACAAGTTGTTTTTCCATACTTAGTTGATTGAACTCTCCATTTATAAGGGAGTTCTTTAGTTAAATCTTTTAGCTTTGTCTTCATTTCGTTTTTATATATTTGGTTAATTGTTCTTTTATGTATTCTAAATTTTCTGTATCAATCCATTCAATAAAATTATAAGCATCGAAACAGATTTGGAAATCTTTTCCATATTCATCAGTTCCGCGCAAATATACTTCGTTTTCGTGAGCTTGAAAAGTATTAATATCGTTCATTCTTTTGTGGATCAATTCTTCTTCTAAAGGTATTGGTGTCATTATCTTATATTTAAAATTAGTGCTTTATTTTTATAGTATTTCTTATATTCTTTTAATGTTTCTTCATCTGTGAGATGGAAACCTTCATCTACATTCAACCCTGACGAATCACAATAATCATCAAAAGCCTCATTGATTTGCTTTCGTGTTCCGAATATTACTATTGCTGTGCTAACCTCTTGTAAATCATGAGAATAGCTTCTAAGTCCATAATTCCAATCTGACTTAGTTTCATAAGCTCCGTTAGGATAAAAGTAAAAAGCTGTGCATTCTAGTTTCATAATTAATAGTTTAAATAGATATGCAACATAGCTGATCCAAATAACAATACGAACATTCCAACACAACCTAAAAAGAATTTAAGATTGCTAATTTCGTTTTTGTTATCATCAATCACATAGTTATCTACATTATTAATATATTGTCCTCTAGCATTTTTAGCATAAAAGAAATCTGCTGCTCCTTTACCGCTTAGGTTAAAGCTCTTACCTGTTTTTTTGCTTGTTAATCTCATCTTTGTTATTTGTTTTAATTTTGCGTAATTATTTACAATGTAAATTTACACATTATTTTTAATTCACGCAATTACAAACAACTTTATTTACAAAGTTATTAACAATTAATATGTTTATAAGAGTTTAATTATTGCAATCCCAGATAGAGATTAGCAAAACGAGTGCTATCAAAAAGAAGTAAAATAAGGTTAGTTTGGTGGAATCTTTTAATTTCATTACAAATCCATTAATATATTTATAGGTAATGTTCCGTTTAGAACTACTGCGCAACCAATAGCTTGTCTTTTAAAGTTTCTAGCATAAGCCGCAGCGTAAGTGTCAGCATCAACACCGCAGCCAACTTGCATTCCAAATACCTTAAAGCGTTTTCCAACAAACCACTTGCAATATGCCTCTGTATGTGTATGACCACACACGCTAGACATTAGATTGTTCTTTGCTTTGGCTTGTGCTTGACCACCCTCTCCATGCTCAAAAAGGACATCATCATAAACTACTGATTCTACCCAGTTCCAATTAGGTGTTCCTAATACTTCATTATAAGATCGAATCCATGCTTTAGGTATTCCACCTGTCATAGCTTTACGAGCCGCCATTCTATCATGGTTTCCAATACATACATCGGCATAGGGAAAAGCTTTATACCATTTAGCTACTTTTTCTATTGTTTTTTCCAGTTCTAAACCTGCTGACATACCATCAGGGTCAGGTTCATGGTAGCTAAAGGCATGATTATCAAGTATATCTCCTATAAAAATAACTTGATTACAATTAAAAGCATCGTACTGTTCTAAGCAAAATTCCAAGTAACCATCAAGGCAGAAGGGTTCATGCAAGTCACCGATAACTAGGATATTCCTAGTCTCGGTTTCTCGCATTTTTTTAAGTGCCGCAATTTCATGCGGCTTTAATCTGTATCTATTATTTTCTCGCACTATCAGCGATCCCCTGTCCTAATACAAGCGTAAGACAAGCGTAGAATAAATTAGTAGCTGTTGCTTCATCAACTCCTAGATACTGCACAAGTATAGGAATTACGATTGAACTTACAGCGTACCAAAACTTTTTAGATTTCATCATTGTTAAAATTAGCCAATTTTTCATAGTTTATTATTTTTGATTAGTAAAATTATTTTAATTATATAGCCAAAAAACATCTTGGTCTTTTCGTTTATCAACATCGCAATGTATAAAAGTCCTTGCAATGCCTATTCTTGTTATCCCAACTTCAAGTAAAGCTCTGATTATCAACGCCCTATCTCGACTTCCTTTACAAGCTATATCTGCTGCAAGTCCTAATAGATGGCTTGATCCAACTCGACCACCTACGGTACGGTTCCATTCTTCAGACCGATAACCACTATTTATTTTAAATGGTATACCTGCATTACCACGAGCATAGTCTAGCTTTTCTAGGAATTTTTTATCCATTTTCGAGCCTGATCCTGGCTCATCAGGACTATCAAATTCTGATAGTGTAAAGTATTTAAGTTCCAAATTAGAGATAATAAGTTTTGTAAATCTTAACTCCTTTAACTTCTTTAGCAAACTCTTTGCGAACTTTAGGAGCATTTTCATCTATCTTATGATACTTTGGGTTTTTGCTATTTAGCTTTCTTTTTTTCATATAAGAAAAATTTATATATTGTAAATGCTATTGCTAAACTTAGTGAAACGAATGTAAGTATCTCATTACAATCTGTTATGCTAAATCCAATAGCCGAACCGTTAGCTATTCCTACTTGTATTGTGTCCTTTAGGTCTGTCATTATTTTGTAATTTAGGCTTGTTATCCAAGTAGGATTTAAGCTTAGTTATATTTTTATTTTTTGGTTTGTATTTTCCTCTCATTAATCACTTGCTGATAAAAAGTCTTGTAACGTTAGTTTACTTCCTTGTCTTGGTGTGTCTAAATTCATACCATTATAGTAGTTCTCAGTTGATGGGCTTACATCGGCACCTGTATTCGTTGAGTAGGTAGGAAAACTTCCTGTGTTGTTTCTTATGTAGGAAATCATTCTTTCACGGTAATACGAAGCCGTATTAAGCACCTCTTCTCTTAAATGCTGCGCTTCTTCGGTACTTAAAGGAGTTCCCGTTTCACTTGTTTTAGAGTAAATATTTCCATTCTCCATTTTAAATCTAAGATATGGGATGGCGTGATACAGACTATATCCTGGAAGCATATCGCCAATGTAGTCATCGACTAGAGTTTTGTCAGCTCCTGCTAAAGTTCCTGCGATAATTTCATCTTTTAAATGTTGTGTTAAATCTGTACCTAAAGCCGTTTCCACATAAAGCTTCTGTGCCTCTCTAACGAAGGGCAGTAAAATGTTTACGTCTACATTTAGGTTAAGGGCTGTTGAGTCCTTTAGTTTTTCTTCTGATATAAATAATACGTATGCCATAGTTATCTTGGTAAAAATCCTTCATTTGGTAAAGTTTTAGGTGCTCTTGCGACTTTACTATCATTTCGTTTAATTGTGAATCCTTCACTTCTTGCTTTTGCAGTTGTGATAATTTTATCTGTTGTTATAGAATCAGGATACACTACAAAGTCTTCATCTGTTGCAGGTGCTTGATATATTCTACGCTTCCAATAATGATGACATATTGCGCCTCCTTTGTAGAGCCAGATTGAGTATGTCGCAGCACCTTTAGGTCCGAATCCTGCGTTAACAGGAATTTTTGACATTCTTAAAATATCCTCTTTTCTATATATTTTATTTGCACGCACCATAGTAGAACAAAAATCTCTAGTTTTACCATCTCCAGGTACTGATCTATTTTCAGTATAAATATATCTAACTTTAAAAAACTCTGTTCCTTCTTTATTTAATCCATCTTGCTCACTTCTTACATTTGAATTTGCTCTACCTGTTGAAACAAAATCAAATTTTTCATTTGCTGCTTTGTTTAGCTCTTTCTCAAAATCAAAATCTTCGTGTTCTCCATCTACTATTTCATCATCTATTATTTCCCATCCTTCAGGTATATCTTCCCCATATTCAGCAATAAATTTAGAAAGCTCAGTAGCTTCTTCATGCCCCTCACAAGCCATATAAGCCGTTTTCCCGTCATATTCATGCTCATGATACCCTACACACCCTTTTGACTTTGCGTGAGCTTCAGCCTCTTCTATTGTACTAAAAACAGGTTGACCGTCTATCATACCAACTTTGCTAAACTTTACATCCTGTTCAACTGTATCTTCTTCACCTAATGGTTCTAAACCTAACTCTTCACGTATTTCATCAGTCGTCATAACTTCTCTGATTGTTTTAGAATCAAATTGAACTGTAATTGGTTTTAATTGAACAAATCGAACAGGCATATCCATATTATTAACTTGAAATATTTTTCTAAGTTGTTTTATGATTTGGTCTTGAAATGGTATAATTACGGTTTGTCTATAAAAATCTGCGGCATTTATTAATTCATCAGTATTTGAAGAAAAACCGTTAGTAGAATCTATACCCATGAGAGTTTTACTAGTTACACGGTGTCCAGAAAGTATGTTAGAGGTGAGCAGTTCTTGGAGGGCTAAATAGCTCTTATCCAAGTCTGATGTACTTATTGGAGTTATTTCAGGTGTTCTTGTTTTATCGTCTGAGAAAGTTAATACAAATTTTCCTGCATTATTTTCTGAGCAAAATTTATCAGTAAGACTTTGTTCTATCTGATTTCTTTCTTCAGCGGTTGGAATTCCGTTTGCGAAAGATATCATAAAACTTCCCGCAAAACCGTTTGATATATTATTGAGATGATACTCACTAACACGCCCATCTATAAGTGCCCAATTATTACAACTCACATAATCTGGGGTATAATAGCTATTCATATTCGGGGAATACAAACCTGAATACATTATTTGGTTAGGTGATGTTCTATCATTAGCATTAAAAGCAGGAACGTAGTAAGGTTTGTTTTGTCTAGTATTAGACCAATCTGCTGATATGAAATAGCCTCTTGTTATACCCATTTCATCGGGTCTAGCACACCTGATTTTTTCAACAGGAATATGATAAATCTCGGCAATTTGTGTTCTATCTTTAGACCATATTATGTTAAGAGCAAAAGCACCTTGTAGCTTAAAATCAAAAGCAACCTTTTTAATTACTTCGTGCAAACTTTCACTACCGTTTG